GAAGGAAATCTGGACGGTACCGGCCAGACGCTTCCACTCGCCATAACCAGTCTCGGTCTCAAGTGCATAACGCACGTTCGACGCACCGAAGCGCACCTTGTTGTCAGCCATATCCGGCCTCCTTATTCGTCTTCTTCCCTATTGGGAAGCAATGTCAACCTGTAGTCGTGATAGAGGCAGTTCTCTGAATCCAGCCAATCTGCCTCGTACAGTTTCCAAGTCCCTATCTTCGATAGGGCTGTCTCGAAGTCACTTATGAGTTGGGGGTCACTCTCCTTCATCAGCAACTCAACCCGATATCTGGGCATCAGGCTGTAGTTGCTGTTGTCGGCGAAGACCTCACCATCATGACTCCTCTTGTATGTGAACCATGGGAGCGGCGGTGCCTTTCCTATCGGCCAAGCCACGTAAGTCCCTGAGCATATACGAGATAACTCCGAGTAGATCGTCTCGTTGAAACTTGGTTGGGACATGACCATCACCCACCAAATTCTTTTAAGGTTATCTCGATCCTCTTCTCTATGTCACCTTGAGTGTATTCGAACGTGACATCGGCGGCTGGTGCGACATGTACCTTCGGCCTTACACTACCGCCACCGGGTGACGCATGTCCGAACTCAAGGAGATGTGCGAGTCCGGGCATCTTTGGCGCACCGATCTCGCCGCTTGGAGTCTCACCCTTCGACGTCATGTGAGAGCGTATGGAGCGGATGTATCTTCCGGTGTGATAGGACTTTCCATGTTTGTGATACTTGTGTCCGGAATCGCCGGAACCCCACCCTTTCTCCTCCGCCTTCTTTCGCCACATCTTCACGCCGAACTTCAAGCCAGTCTCGACAGACTCATTCAGGTCTTCCTCAGACCTACGTTCGAGATTGCCGAACATTTGTTTCAGTTCCTTCTGGAACTTGTCAGGGCTGACGGACTTAGTCATTGCCAAGCCTCCTGCGGATAATCATCTTGAGGTTCTCGCCCTCGGAGGTTGCCGCTATGATGTCCATCTCCTTGTCACGGAAGATGACCTGATCCTCGTCGTTGTAGTCTATCTGTCGTATCCATACCACATGCATCTCGGTCAGGCCGACATTTGGTACGCTCTCACCTGATGTGATACGCACCTCTGACGAACGTAGCTGCGCCATCGTCATGGTTCCTATCATGCCGACGTTGCAGAAGACCTCCCGGCCCTCACGTTCGTCCTCATGCCAAGCACCCTCCGAGTCCTGATAGGAGCGTGGCGCGGAAAGGAGGATTATGGTTTCGTTCCACCGTCCCATTCTTCCTCCTCATGCAGTGTCGTGTTCATCGAGCTGTTTATCATGCACATCACGGTCCACTTGAACCGTTCCATGTTCCTGTCGCTGTCCGCGTTGTCGAAGCCATAGTTGGCCTTGCAGTACATGACCACCGCAGACTTTGCGAGACTGTTCATCGTCTCCCTCTTGAGGAGTTCCTCACGGATTCCGTTCCTGCGCATCTCTTCGATTGCCGAATTGATCCACATGTCGATTTCGTCATCCGTGATGGTTGACCTGACCTTTAGGGCCATCCTGACATCATCAGTTAGCAAGGAGTTCCACCAGCTTCGCCCTTGACGCGTTGCGCGGTACCTTGATGCCCCTTTCGGTAGCCATCTCGCGCAACTCCTTGATGGACGGTTCGTTGGCTTCCTCGGTACTCGTGACCTTCGTCACGTATCCCGGAAGCGTCGACTCGATCTGAGCAAACCGAGACTCGCTGATGTCGAACACGTCACCGACGCTATGGGGTCTACGCACGTCCCTGTCGTAGAACGCCCTTTCGACCCTAACCCTCATCGTCATCACCGAAGATGTCGTTGAGGTCTGAGTCGGTGATCGTTCCGCTCGTCACGTCACCTGCCGGCACACTGCCTCCGTTACCAAGCATGGTCTCAAGCTGGTCTAGAAGGTCTGCCGTGGTGGGGCGACCCGCCTTTGGCGAGCCGCCTAGGTTCCTGATTGCATCACTGATGTTGTCAGCAGTGGTTTGCCGTGTCATTAGGCGTTCGGCCCCTTGACGAGGAAGACCCAGCCATAGCGGTTGGACACGCGACCGTCACACGCGACGAGAAGCTTGGTCTTGTGCGCATTGTTCTCATGGTCGTCCCACGTCACGACGGACATCGGCATGCCGGGCTGGGTGTTCATGGTGTAGTTCTTGAGGTTGCCGTAGATGCCGAAGATGTCTCCGACCTTGGCATTGTCATACGTGGGAAGGACGGTGTTCGGCATAAGCTGAACAGGACCGACGCCGCGGATGCTGAGACCCTCGCCATCCTGAAGTGGACGGTCAAGGGAGATGGGACGGTTGTTGTCGTCATGGAGGACGTCGACATGGTTGCCCCAAGTGCCACGGGACAGGAGCAGGTTGCCCATGCCAAGGTACATCGGGTTGAACTGATCCTTGTTGAGGATGGTCTTCCAGAACTTCCAGTCATCGATCTGAGCCTCGGACACCTCGATGAAGAGTGCGGTACCACCGCCAGCACCCTCGGTCACGGTGCCATCGACGCCGATGGTGTACTTGCCCTTGCCATCGGTGCCATGCAGACGCTGGTCGACCATGATGCCGGTAGGCTGCATGTTGCCGGTACCACGGACGATGACCTCGTCCATCGCGAGGGCATAGCCGCTCGCAAGCTCATCGGCAAGGAGACCCTTGAAGTCATCGGCCATGAGTGCCTCCGCAAGGAAGGTGCGGCTGTGACGGCACTCAAGCATGTTCCAAGCCCAGTGGAACACGGTCGGATCCTCGTCACCCTGATAAAGGGAGACGATCTTGTCGTTGGAGCCAAGCCACGTGAACTCAAGGTGCAGGTCTGCCTCGCGCTGGCCAAGCTGACCCTTCTCATGGACGTGGTTGATGAGGTTCCAAAGGACTGCCTTCTCCCTAAGCTCACGGACAAAGCCGGCGTTCACGCTGTAGGGGATGGCAATCGTGGAGGTGTCGGTGTTGGCGAACGTCGGGTCAGCGATGTTCGTGAACGTGCCGGGAATGTCGATGGCCTGAGTGTCACGCTCCTGACGAAGCTTGTCGACAATCTCCTGCGGCATGCGGGAACGCTGCACAAGTGCGGTGGCAAGCGCACGACGATACTCAATGGAGTCGGTGTAGTGCTCGCTTACCTCACGGGAGCGGACGCTGATCTCATGCCTCTGCTCGGAGCGAGTCTCTACGGGGTCGCTTGCGGCAACCACGTTGCCGGCACCCTGAATAACCGCCTCGATCTTGGAGTTCTTCAGCTGATTCGAGCGATTGCGACGCTTCTCGTCAGCCTCGATGAGATCGGCCTCCGCAAAGAGCATCTCGTCGGTAACACCCTCGGGAAGGGTGTCCGAGTCAAGGAGATCAAGAATCTCCTGCTTGCGAGCCATGAATGCCTCGCGGTCAAGGCTGCGGTACTGAGCAGCCGTATACGACTCAAACATGTTGAGTCTCCTTTCCGATGGAAATGTTTCGAAAACTCACGGTCACTCCGCCGTGTGCACCTTAACGGTCACTCCGCCGTCGTTCCCCCGATCTCTCCGTCAGAAAGGAACCGTGCATAAATTGAAAGACCCCTACTTGGGGGTCTGATTGCCTAGATTGTCCTGAGTCTCATGGCCGTGGCACGGCGACGCCTCAGGCTCAGCGCGTGCTCTGCGGCCACACGCTGCTCTTCCTCGACGCGTTCCTGCTCAGCCTTCTCCTCGGCAAGCCTCGCATCCTCAGCCGCCTTGCGGTCGGCCTCGATATCAGCCTTGATTGCCGAACGCGCATGAATCTCCGTGCTCGGATTCGCTGGACAGCTAACGGCACTCACGTCATACAGGCGCGAGATCCTCGTGATGGTGGTGTGATAGTCACCCTGCTCGTCACGGGTATATGTGGTACCCTTGCCATCCTCGTCATCTGCCACCATGAATCCGAACGACATCTCGTCGACAAGGCCATTGCTTATCGACTCGTAGAGGTCGCGTGCCTGCTGGCATCCGGACAGGTCAGCCTCGCACCATCCACCATGGTCATCGAACCCAATCTTCAATGAACCATTACGGGTACGCGATAGAACTTGCCCGACGTGATCGAACTGTAGGATGGTATCACTAGTATCGATACCATCAAACGCATTTCGGTCGATCTGCTCATACTCTGCCGGCCAGTTGCCCATACGAGGATACAGAAGATATTCGTCATTGAACGTGGTGAAGTAGCCACGTACCTTGTATGAAGGCTCGGCGACCTTCTCCGTGTCGTCAGCCTCAGGCAGAGGCGTCTCGACGGGTTGGAAGTTGGAAGCCGCAAAGCTTCTATACTGTCTAGTCTCAGGCTTGAAAGGCATTTCGGCCTCCCTTCTATGTCTGTTCGTCATCATCCGGTTCGTCATGCCAATCGTCATGCCATGAGTTGACCGAATGGTCGACGCCATAGCCGGAATGTCCGCCAGACTCGGCTATGATGTTGTTGTCGTCGTCGATCATGTATATCTCGCCGCGTATCATGCGTGCGTCTCCACCTTCCACATGCGGAAGCTGGAACACGTCCCTCGCCTCGTTGACCCTCATGACACCACGGTCCATCATCTGTCCAGCGACCTTCACCTTGGTGTCAGGTGTCGAATACTCAAGGTATCCGGACGAGAACATGAAATGGTTTCCCTTGCGCACCTGTGTCGGTGTGAGGTAGCGTGCCGACATGCCTGACGCCAGCGCTATCGCGAACGCCTCGACGCAACCCTCGTAGAACGCCGCCCACTCTTGCTCGTTATATGAGTTAGTGAGAATCTTCTCGTTGATGCCGAAGTACTCATATAGCGTCTTGTCTATTCGGGCCATCTCGTCAGCATCAATGACATAGTGCTTAGGCTCGATCTGTTTGAGATCCTCTATCGACTGGTCGTAGAGGAGC